CGACGAGATTCCGTTGCCGATCGAGGACGTCAGCGGTTCCAGCGCCTTGGTCAGCGCCAGCCCCGCGATCTGCAGCGCCAGGCTCGACAGCACGCTGCCGAAATCCTTGCCGCCGGTCACCGCCTGCTTGAACGCGCGGGTGATGGAGGCGGCGAACGTGTCGCTCTGCTTGCCGAGGCTGGACAGTGCCGCCTGGAAGTCGCTGGTGTCGGCGGTCACGGCGACCGTCAGCTGGTCCACTTCATTCGCCATGGGTCTTGTCCGGATAGCGGTTCATCAGTTCGTTCAGCCGGTCGCGGTCGAAAGCGCCGCCGATCCGGCCGGTGAAGCCCTCGACCGCCAGCGCGAACTCGCGCGGGGTCATCGACCAGAACGCGGCGACCGGCAGGCGCAGCCGGCCAAGCCCGAAGGCCATCGCCTCGCGCCAGGGAAATCGTTCGGCCATCGGGCCACCCTCCGCTTTCCCCGCGCAAGCAGGGACCCAGGGCAGGCAGGACAAGCCCTACCCCTGCACGCTTCCGAATGTCGCGGTGAGCAGCTCGGCGACGATGGCGACATAGCCGGCGGCACCGCCATCGACGCGCATGCGCGCCACCGCCTCATCGTCGATGTCGTTGCCGGCGCCGCGCAGGCCCGCGCCGATGATCTTCGTGGCCTCGCGCGCCGTCAGCCGTCCGTTCTCGAAGCGCGTGGCGAGCGCCACCAGGTCGCCGGCGTCGAGCGCGGCTTCCAGTTCGGCCAGCGCGCCCAGCGTGAGACAGAGCGTCCACTTACGGCCGTCGAGCGTCGCCTCGATCTCGCCGCGCAACCGGTTCGTCATTCTCAGGCCGCCACGAACGTGATCTCGCCGGCGGATTCCAGCGACAGCTCGTAGGCGACCTCGCCATTGTGCTCGCCGGAATACTGCAGCGCAGTGATCTGGAACGCCCCGGCGAGCGTACCGAAGTCGGGCACGATCACCTGCCAGTTGCGGATGGTGCCGTCGAAGAAGAGCTGGCGCGCGGTGGCGTCGGTGGCGGCATCCTTAAAGATGCCGGAACCGGAAATGCTGGCGCGCTTCACGCCCGCGCCCTCCAGAAGTTCGCGCCAGCGGCCGGCGGAATCGGCATTGCTGATGTCCACCGTCTCGGCGTTGAAGCTGATCGAGCGCGAGCGCAGACCGGCCACGGTCACAAACGTGCCGGCGCCGTCGCTGTCGAGCTTGAGGAGAAGGTCCTTACCCTTCTGTGCAGTCATGTTGGTCTCCGTGGATCAAGTCGGCTCCGTCACCGCGCGAAAGCGGATGACGCCGTGGAAGGTGATACCGTCGGGATCGCGACGCACGTCGGCGAGCTGGAAGCGCAGATTGACGAGGGCGTTGCCCTCGAGCGCCAGGGCAGCGTCGTTCAGCGCCGCGGTTACCGCATCGAGCATCGCGTAGCACTCTCGCTTGCCCGCCGCGCGCGACCAGGCGTCGAGGATGAGCTGGTGCTCGGCGCCCGTCTCCGTTCCGGTACTCCAGTCGGCAACACTGATCTGGCCAAGACTGACGTAGGGGAACGCGGCGTTGCGCGGCGGCGCATCGTAGATGCGGCCGCCAACGATGGCGGCGAGCGCGGAAGAGCCGCCGAGAGCGGTCGTCACCGCCTTCTGCAGGGCGAGCGCCGGATAAGTCATGGCTTGCCGGCCCGTTGCAGTGACGCCGCGACGAACGGCGCGGCCGGGGTGCCCACCGCCCCGAACTCACGGGCGAAGACATCGGCGCCGGTTACCGTCACGATGTAGTCGCTGTCGCTGCGCTTCAGCACCTCAGTCTCGGTCCCGGCCCCCGCCAGTTCCGCCGCCACCGCCGCGGCGCGCTTCGCTACAGCGGCATCGACCGCCGGCAGCGCAGCGGCATTGCCGATGGCGCGGACGAGGTCGGCGCCGGTCAGTTGCAGCGCGCGGCTCACGGTGTTTCCTCCGCCACGTCGGCGACGAGATAGCGCCCGGTCTCGTCCGGGTCGTAGACGGCGAGGATGCGGAAGGTGCGGCCGTGATAGGTCACGCGCATTGCACCCGTGATGTCGCTGTGCCAGCGAAGCGTCACGGTGTGGGTCAGCACGCCGGCAATATGCCCGGCGACGACTTCCTCCTTTGCCGAGACGGGCTCGATGCGCGCCCACAGGTCAGCGAGGTTCGTCCAGGCCACGGTCTCCCCGCCGGCGCCGTCGGCGCTATTCGCCTGTTGCTCGACGCTGACGCGATGGCGCAGCCAGCCGGGGTCGTAGCTGACGTCGCTCACAGCGAAAGGATCCGGTAGGGCGCGATCAGCGCATCAAAACCCTGCGGCGACACATCGCCGGCAAGGTCGTGGCCGACCACGCCGCGATGCTCGAACCAGTGGGCGATGAGCATCATCATGGCGCGGCGAAGCGGCGCCGGCACATCGATGCTCGAGGCGCCGTAACCCGCCGTCACGTCGATCTCGATCCCGTTCAGTGTGCGCTCGGACAGCGGGATGATGGCGTACAGCATCAGTCGGCCGGGCACCGATGTCGTATCGACCTGGTAGTCGCCGGCGCTGACCGTGGTCGGATTGCCCTCGCGGTCGTAGACGATCACGCTCTCCACCGCGATCAGCGGCGCCACGGGAATCGTCACCACGCGCGTGCGCGGCCAGTTGTCGAGATAGACCCGCCAGCTCTGCTGAATGAGCGCGCGGCGAGTGAGGGTCTCGACGTGGACGCGGGCGGCCGCGATCGCGGCGTTGATGAAATCGTCCTCGTCGTCGCTGTCGACCCGCAGATAGGCCTTGGCGTCGTCGAGCAGCACCGGCTCGATGGCCGGCGGCGTGATCAGCGCTGCAGTCATGGGCAGTTCCCGCAAATCCTGGAGAAAAGTCGGGCGGTCCCGCTTCGGCCGAAGCAGCCGGGCGGGACCGCCCTATCGGCACGTCCCGGGAGTGGAGGGGACGAGGGGCGCCTCCTAGGCCGTGCCGAATTTCAGGAGCTTGATCGCGTCGAAGTCCTGGACGCCGCCGCCCACGCGCTTGGTCGTGTAGAACAGCACGTAGGGCTTGGCGGAATACGGATCGCGCAGCACGCGCACGCCGACGCGGTCGACCACGAGATAGCCGTGCTGGAAATCGCCGAAGGCGATGGCGTAGGCGTCGGCGCCGATGTCCGGCATGTCCTCGGACTCGGCGATCGGGAAATTCATCAGGCTCGCCGTGCCGCCGGCCACAGCCGACGGCTGCCAGAGATAGTTGCCGTCCGTGTCCTTCAGCTTGCGGACCGCGGCCTGGGTCGAGCGGTTCATGACGAAGGTCGCGTTCTGGCGATAGGCCGCCTTCAGCGCATAGACGAGGTCGATCAGGTTATCGGCCGGATTGGAGGCGGCGAAGGCGGCCGACACGCCGGTCGTGAGATAGCCGATCTTGGTCCACGCCCACGAGGCTTCGGCGATCTTGGTGTAGCTGAGGAAGCCGGTCGGCTTCTTGTTGCCGTCGCCGGTGACGAAGGCGGTGCCCTCCTGCGTGGCGAAGGCGAGTTCGACCTCGGAGGCCAGCCACTCGTCGATGTTGACCGCGCTGTCGTCGAGCAGCGTGCCTGTCGCCGCCGGCATGGCATAGAGCTCCATCGCCGGAAATTCGAGTTCGGCGAGTGTCGGCGTATCCGTCTGGCCGCGCGAGTCCGCCTCGCCGGTCCAGCCGGTCGCCGCCCCGCTCGTCGCGAACGGCTTCTTGTAGACGTTGGACGAGATCTGGCGGGCGCCCGAGATCGCGCGGATCGGCGAGGCCGTCGTCAGCCGCCGGCCGATCTCCTTTTCCGTCTCATCGGGCACGAGGTAGCCGCCATCGGCGCCGCTGTTGGTGCTCACCGCCAGCGCCTTCTGCTCCATGGCCCGCAAGCCGTCCTCGCTGCCGCCGCGCACGTAGCTCTCGAAGGCCGCCTTGTGCTCGATGGCGAAATGGCCGGGCAGAGTCCGTCCGGAGCCGCCGCCGAGCGGCGGCCGGCGATTGCGGACGAGGATCTGGTCCATCGCGCGTTTCTGTTCATCAAGCGCGCGGTTGATGCGGTCGACCTTGTCAACGGTCACGACATCGGCCGCGACCTTGCGCTCGATCTCGCCGAGCCGTTCGTCGTTTGCCTCCTTGAAGGCATCGAAGGCGCGCATGAAGTCCTCGAAGGCGGCCGTCGCTTCAGCCGACTTCGTCTCGGGAGCAGTCTGCAGTTCCTGGTTCATGTGAGTTTGTCCTTTGTCGTTGCTTTTCCGCACGCCTCGCCGCTTTCCCCGCGAAAGCGGGGATCCAGGGAGAGAGGAGTGCGAGATGGGATGGGGCCGCGCGCTACGCCCGGCCCCTGGACCCCCGCAGGCGCGGGGAAGCGGAGTTTCTGTTACATCCCCGCCCTGATCGTCCCCGCCGCCCGGCGCATCATCCGCGCCGCCTGTCGTATCGTCGCCGCGAGGGCGTCCCGTCCCCTGCCCTTCACTGCCGAGACGCGCGCCTCGGACAGCATCGGGAACGTCACCACCGAGATCTCCCAGAGGTCGACCTCGTAGAGCCGGCGCACTCCGGATTTCGCATCCGTTCGGCCGCGCACCGTGCGGTAGCCGATGGAGAGCCCGTCGAGCGCGCCGGCGCGCATCAGCGCCAGCACCTCGCGGGCCCTGGCGACACCGGCGGTGAGCTTGCCCTTCACGGCGAGCCCCTGCCCGTCCTCGGCGATATCGAGCCAGACGCCGATGGGCTCGGCGGGATCGTGCTGGAACAGCATCTTTACGCCGCCGGCGCCGCGCTTGGTGAGCGAAGCGCGGAAGGCGCCGGGCATCACCACGTCGCGGCCGAGGTCGGCCTTGTTGAACAGACTGGCATAGCCGGTGAAGGTGCCGTCGGCCTCGACCGCTGACAGGCTGACCGGCGCGAACTTGGTTTCGGCTTTCATGGCTGTCCTCACGACTTCACCGCGCGAATGCGCGCCGTGCCCGGCCGGCGCCGCATCAATACGTTGGCGAGCCCGCGCGCGAATTCCTCGAACACGGCGCGGTGGTCCACCCGCTGCCCGGCGATCAGCGCCAGCATCGTTCGCATGTCGGTGTCTTTCGGTTTGTGGGCCGCCATATTCGCAGCGACCCCCTCTCCCAGAGGGAGAGGGCCATGAGCCTTGCGAGCGTCAGCGAGTTAGGCGAATGGGGTGAGGGGTTGGAGCCTCACCTGAAAGGGCATAACCCCTCACCCTTCATCTCTAATTCGCTCCGCTCATAAGAGCTGAAGCCCTCTCCCTATGGGAGAGGCGCTAATCCCGATCCCGGAAAAACCTGTTCAGCCGTGCGATCTCGCTGACGAAATCGTTGAAGCGCCGGTTGGATGCCGCAAGCTCGCGCAGCACCCAGACCAGCAGTCCTGTAACGGTCGACGCCCACAGGAACAGCGCCAGATGCGCCAGATCCCCGCGCTCCGAGAACGTGCGTGTGATGTCATCCAAGCCATCATTCCCGTGGCAGACGTCGACTGCGGCCTGTCTTCAATTGCCGTTCCGGCAGCGCGGCCAGCTTCTCCGCTGCGCGCCAGGTCCGTCCGTCATCGCCGACGATCCCCATCTGCGTGTTAGCGACGCTGCGAAGATACTGCGCAATCCTGTCCGGCGACGCGCGCTCATCGATCAGCCGCATCACGCCGCCGACATAGGCGTCGTATTCGTCGGCGGGCGCCGCGAGACCAATCGGATCCCAGTCGCGCCGCAGGATTTCGCCCACCTCGGAAATCAGCGCCTTGCGCTGCTTCTTCTGCCCCGCATCCTCGGGCTCGTTCAGTTTGTCGCGGATCAGTTCGAACAGCGGAAGCGGATTGGTGAGCACGACGTCGCGGACGCCCGCTTTCTTCATCAACGTTCGAAGTTCGCCACGTGTCACCCCGGAAGCAAGCAATTCGGTCATGAATTCCGCAACAGCGGCGCGTTCATCGGCCTTCACGCGCCCGATGGCCCTGTCTGCCAGTTCGTCGAGCGTCGGGTGCTCATGCCAGACATCCTGATGAAAGATGCTGAACATGCCCGCCAACGCCGGCGGCATCTTCTCCCGCCAGTTCATTTGAGCACGAAGCCCGTCGGCGCGGCGTCGTCGACGTCGATCAGCCGCTCCACCGCCCGCACCAGGATGTGCCGATGTATTTCGACGGCAAACTCAAATCCTCCCGCTTCGTGGACGCAGTTCGCCGGCACCGTGACCGTGTCCGACCAGCCCGGCATCAGCCCTGGGCCGAGCGAGCGCCGTTGATTGGTTCCTGGGGTACGAATGTAGTTCTCGTCGTACCAGACGATGGTCGGCAGCCGAGGCAC